GATTTCGCCCATCCGATCTTCGAATCTGCCACATTAATAACTGTGTCGGTTTCATGGAATGTCTCTGCCACCTCTGGTAGTTTTTGTACGTACTGTCGCTCTACACTGAACCCTACACCCGTACCACACATGAGCACGTACATCATCTCATCGAACGCTTTGGGGTGGTCAATAGGCAGGTAGCTACAGTTAAACCCAGCTACGTTGTCACGATCTAGTGCCTCTCCAGCAGTCATCAACGCTCGCATAGAAGGCATTACGTCTAAATCGTGGATAGCTTTGAATATCTCTGACACTTCAAAGTCGTTCAGGTCAGCACGATCAACCCAGTAGTTGACGTACCTGTTTACTGTCTCTTCCCAAGTCTCTCTACGTTTCTCTTCTGGTAGGTATCTTGCGTAGCGGGACTTGTGTATGTACTGCTGGTATGCATCCATTTATTCTGGTTCTCCTGTTATGCCTAGTGTTTCATTGATAATTGCTGATGCTGCTAAATGAAGTGTCATAAACACTCCATCAGGGTACTGCTCCGATGAGGTTACTTCTAACGGGTATCCGTTCTCAAAAAAGACTACAACTACTTTAGGATTTCTTCCTTCTTCAATTTGATTTTGCGCTCTTAATGCACAAGCAGAAAGAAACTCATTAGCAGGAACATCTTTTTTAAAGTTGCCTTCAATTACGTTCGTCATTTTGTACACGTTCCAGTAATATTTCTAAGTAGTGGATAGCTTTCTTTATATCTTCTACTCCGTTCTTGTCTTTCCATCTAGTAATATATTTGATGGCGTTTCCTTCACACCAATCTAGATCGTTAGCAATGATAAAGTCCACTGGTTGTATTGTGTAACGACTGTAGTGATTGCCGCCTATTTGTTTCTGTATTGCAGGATCGTCTGGGTGAAACAGTTTACCATACACTGTGGTGCTGGCCTTGTCCCATTCTTCTGATGTTGCTTCGTTTATGCTACTCATCTACTTCCTCTTCCAGCCCGTTAAACTTATGTAGTTGATTGCGTATCCTGTCGGAAAAAGCAACAACAATATCTTCTGAGTTAATCTCTAAAACTTCTAGAAGCGTCACTTCATCCAAGCTGTGACTGATTAACTCTAACATTTCGTCGAATGTTTTCATCCATACTTCCCCCTAAGATATGACATAGACACAGGCATCTCGTCAAACGTGCCGTTGTCTACTTCATTGAATACCCATAGACCAGACCATGATCCGTTAGTCTGAGGGTTCAGATACTCCTCATCGTGTTGGTAGTAAATACCAGCAAACAAGCCTGTCATTCTTTTCCCTGCTGCGTTTCTGTCAAAGGCAATGTCTCTGTCCTGTACGTGTCCCATGACACAAGACATATGCTTCTTTTGGAGCAGTAACTTTGCATTGCTAACTGCGCGGCCCATAACGCCGCTAGTGAAAAAATGACAATAAGCGATACCGTCCACAACCACCGGCTGCAGATACGGATAAGTCTCCCACCCCCTGAGATTAAGATCCTCATAGCTCATAAGTCCTTCTAGTTTTGCATCGTTCTCTACTGCACGTTCAATCCTATACTCGTGATTACCAAGCGTAAAGATCATGCGGGGCTTCCACACTTTCTTTTTACGCTGACGCAAACGCTTCTGTTCGTTTCGTATACAGTCCATGAACACTTGCATTGCTTCGTTGCCTGCCTCGACATCAGCAGAGTAACGTCTACCTTCAAACGACTTCTTACCAACGTCATACGATGACAACGATGGCATATCCCAATGATCCCCCAGATGTATAATAACGTCAGGCTTGATGGCACAAGCGTACCTACCAGCCCATTGCATATGATCTATAGGATGCTCTGGTTTGATCTGAGTATCAGGTATTACTAGATGTCTCATCTTCTCCATCCTGTAGGTATTGTTTCAAGAGTGTACCAACGGAATCCATGCTTTTCTGCCCACTCTTCCATTGTGTAGCGTGTACCATCTTTTCTTCTTCGTGATCCCGGCATTGGTGTTCTTGGTCTTTGGAAGAGAAATACCAACTCCTCCTTTGGCCCAAGTGTCTCTGCGATGATGACATACTTACGCGCCTCCTCTGATGTACGAAACCTACCCTTGGCTTCTATGTACCATGTCTTACTACGATACTTATAAACAAAGTCAGGTTCGTAATGTTTAGGAACAAGATAAAAGATTGTCTGCTCTGGATGGTACTCACAGCCCTGCATAATGTTATGGGCTTCTTTCTCAAACTTAGAATCATATTTCTTCATCTACATCATACTCACCTATTTGAAATGAGCCACCTTGATAAGATTCAATGTCTCTCATCGCCCAATCCCAAGCCTCTTCTTCTGTTTTAAAACCATCCTTTATTTCTCTGAGACATCTTAGGTCTGAGTTTTCCCACATAGTGACGATGTATTCTTTCATTTAAATCTCCGATGGCTTGCTGTACCTATCTTCAGGTGAGCGTAACAGATAAAGAAGATTGAGACTTTCTAGCAGCCTGTCTTCATCTAACTCGTTGTCCCAGTAGTGGGTCAGACACACGCTGTAGCACTCCCACTCAGTAGTACAAGGATCAATTATCTTGTCTGCTGTCTTGGGACCAATACCGTGTATGCCCGGAATGTTATCGACACGATCACCCATCAACGCCTGCTTGTACAACCAACGCATAGCATCTTCTGGTGTAGTAGGGTTCATTTTCTTTTTTGTGTAATCATACATAGGACAAGGAACCTGCTTGAAGTCTTTGTCCAAAGAACAGATGACAGCTTTGTGATCTAGCTCAGTTGCTTTGATAGCAATAGCATCGTCAGCTTCCATACCGTCAACAACCTGTGCATTCCACTCTGATATCATAAAGTCACGGAGCAGCTTCTTGTGTACAGGCTTGCGTTTTTCTTTTCTGTCGCCTTTGTATGATTGGGATGTGGCAATCTCGTCCCTGAAATTGCCCTTTCCCGTCAGGAATACAGTGCTGGTGGTGTAATGATCTGACAAGTCAGCAATCATTTCGGATAGGTAGTTGTCTAGAGTTTGTGTGGCAACCTTTTTAGTTTCGTTGTCACAAGCAAACCCCACACGATACACCAGCATATCCCCATCAACCAGTATCACAGAGCTTCCATCTCTTCTGCTTCAGGTACGTACTCTACTACGTTCTCAACTACTAAACGCTTGAGAGAGGGACTACGACCTTTCTTCTTGAGGTATTCCCAATCGTAGTATCCGATGAGACACCTAGCGGTAGAACCATTACCCACCACGACTCCTGATTCGGGATCATCTTCCTCGTCCCGTGGTGTGCGTCCCTTAATAAGCAACTCTGATCCGTCAGGTCTGAACGCACGGTACTTGTTCTTCGACTTACAGGTGATGTAGTTTCCACGCTCATCCCCTTTGTTGTGAATGTTAAGTCCCATGTCTTCCAACGCCATAATAGCAGCGTCAGATAGATTGCCAACATCGACTGTGTACTTACCAGCTAACTCGTTCTTGTGAGTCAGGTTAGGCCAGAACAAAGAGCAGTTGACCATTACATTGGGTGCTTCATTAGACATAGTGTATCTCTCCACTAATTAAACTTACCATAATATTATACCACATAAAATAGAATTGTGCTAGTGGGTATCGGCCCAACTATTACCAACCCTATACTCTCCGTCTAACGGACAGTTCAGTTGCAGGAGTTCACCTGCGAATATCATTGAGTTGACACACGACTTACCGATAAAGTCTGCGTCCTCTGGTTTACATTCTATCTGCCACTCATCGTGTACCTGTGCGACTAGCTTGAAGTCAACACGAGCCAGTAGATCATACAGGATAACGATAGCCTGCTTCATTACCACAGCGCCAGCGCCCTGTAGCAGTGTGTTCAGTGCGGCGTGTTGTGATCGTACACGTATGCGTCTGCCATCTAGTCCAGTTAGGAAGCCTGTCTCTGCTTCTGCCATAGTCTCAGAGCGTAGCTTTGCTAGCGCAGGTGTGTTCTTAAGGAACGCTGCTTTGAGCTTCTTACCATGAGCGGCGCTGCCTCCTACAACACTACCTATCTTGGCATCACCTGCACCGTACAGGAATGCATAGATAAATGTCTTAGCTTGATCTCTTGTTTCTAGTCCTGCGGCTGTCTGGTTAGCTGTGTGTATGTCACCTGACAGTATCTCCTTGGTGTAGGATTCATCATCCATGTAGTGTGCCAACATACGTAGCTCAAGACCACTGGCATCAGCGCCTACAAGGACACGGCCTTCAGGTGTGGTGAACAACTCACGGCACTGCTTACCATACTCAGCCCTTACTGCAGGTATCTGAGCCATGTTCGGGCTGGAGTGCGCCATGCGTCCGGTAACCGCTCCGATGTGGCGTACTCGTCCATGTATTCTCCCGTCTTCGCCAACTGCTTTAATCCACGAGTCCACATGAGATGCGCGTTTTTGGCACAGAAGGTAACGCAATATAATCTTTGCTTCTGGAATGTGAGTCTGCTTTTTAAGCGTTGCCTCATCCACCTTTGGTTTTCCTGCGGGAGTGAGTTCCTTCCACACAGCGCCCTTGCCAGCAAGACGCTCTGCAATCTGTTGTCTGGAACCGACATTGAACACCGTAACTTTGTCCTTGAGTTTCTTGCCTGTCTTATCACTGATCCTCTCCTCCACTATAGGTGGGAACACACGCTGTAAGTCCTTCTCAATCCTGTGCATACGGGTGGTCAGTTCTTCATACAAGTCAACAGCACCCTTCCTATCAAACCCAAAGCCGTTGTCTTCCTGATCCTTACATATAAATGCAATGCTGTGTTCTAGATCAACACAGTGCTTAGTAAAACCAAACATCTGCATCTGCCCCATGAGTGCATCGTGAAGCCGCTGAGTCACATCAACGTCACGTTTACAGTACTCAATCATCTCAGGTGACAGTTCATCCCACTCGTCGTGTGAACCCTTAGCAAAGCCAAGCCTAGTTCCCCATGCAGCTAGGCTGTGTCCACCGTCTAGGTCAGGATGAAACAGGCGTGACAACACTAAAGTATCGACAACTCTATCTGCTGGTATACGGATGCCCCACAGTTTACGCATAACAGGAAGATCATAACCAACAAGATTGTGTCCACATACTTTGCCACCTTTTGCCAGTTCATCCATCAGACTCCTTCTAGATAAGTGCGTCAAGTGAGCTTCGTTCGATCTCTTTGTAACCACGCAGTGTATCTTCGTAGGGTTCAGGCCGTCTGCCTCTATGTCTAAAAACACAGTATTCGTAGTAGGCGAGATCACGCTCTTGTCTGTCTGATAGTCTGCTACCACCATTCTTCGTCTCCCTGTTCTGTTCCTGCTCCATAATCCATCGTCCCATCTTCGACATCTTTGATTTCCTCCAAGTCACTTAGACTAGCATAGTCCATGTTACCCACTGCAGTCAAATCATCATCAACTAAAAACCGACTACACTCGTTACACATATCAACGAACTCCCCACTTCCGCTGAACTTCTTGGTTAGCTCGTAGTCTGTTAGTATCTTATCACAAGCAATACATCTCATTCAAATATCTCAGTGAGCCTCCCAGTGTCCTTGTTGTACATCAGCGAGGTGGCTGGTCCCGTCATACCGCTGAACCTGTTCTTCAGCACACGCACGTTGGTGGTGTTACGTACCATAGGATCTTCTGCCTGTGCATTGCGTTCCAATCCTAACACTATGTCACTGAGTTGTGCTATCGCTGCTGAACCACGTAGCTGCCCAAGGCTGGTGTATGCACCGTCCTCGTGTCCCTTACCATCAGGACGCTTGAGATGTGACACAACAAACATACACACACGCATCTCCTGACAGAACATACGTAGCTTAGTCATAATCTCGTCGATAGCCTTGCGCTCGTCGCCGTTGTCCTGATCCGATACCAGTATGGATATGTGATCCAGCACGATGTACTGCACACCCAACACCTTGATCTGGTAACGGAACCTAGCCAGTACGTTCTCGATCTTGTTGGAACCAAACGTATCCCACAACACAACACGATCATCTAGGTTAAGACTGTCAAACACTTGGTCTACCTCAGATGGTGAGTAGTCACAGCCCGGCAGATGGATAGGTTTGTTGATCTGTAGTCCTACCAGACCACGCGCTGTCCTGTCCGGTGTCTCTTCAAGGAACGCTAGTCCCACCCTGTCATTAGTCTGCCCAAGGATGGAGAACACTAGCTCACGCATGAACGTAGACTTACCCAGACCAGAGCCAGCACAGATAGTGACTAGCTCAGTAGGACGTACACCAAACGTCATGTCATCTAGCCCCTTGTAGGGGTAGCGTACCTCTGCCTCCTCCAACGGCTTCTTCAGCGATTCACGCAGAGAACCCAGCATCACCATGCCATCAGGTGTGTAGGTCTTTGCCGCCCACCACCGCTTAACAAACTCCTCCTTGTCTGCGTTCAGTAGGTAGTCACACGCATCCTTGTGTTCACTGTGGTGGAAGATCTTAGCCTTACCACCAAAGATGTCAGCACACTCTAGAGCAGCAGAGCGGCCATGATCGTCGTTGTCAAAACAAAAGATAATATTATCGTACTGATCCAAGAAGTCGTAGGATCTGCGGCAATCAGCAGCAGCACCTTGGGCGCCATTACGAATAGACACGACAGGATACTTGCCACCAAACATTTGATAGGATGCCAAGGCATCGAACTCTCCTTCTACTACGGTTATGTATTGACCACCAGACGGGAACAGGTGCTGACCATACAACCCAGCCTTCTTCCAATCCCCACTGATACTAAAGTTCTTGTCTTCAGTCCTAGTCTTACACGCAACAAGCTCACCGTTTGGGCTGTGATAACCAAACAATACGTTACCTGCTTTCTGCTGTGCGGAGTACGCCGCCATTGTAGTGGCAGTAAGACCCCTCTCGTGATAGCCCTTGTATGGCTCTGCAAAGGCCGCTTTGTTGAACCCTTGTCCGGGTACTACTCGCTCGCTAATGTTGCTCACAGAGCCTCCTGTGTCCTCTGATGGGGTGAACTTAGCACAAGCAAAGCAATAACTAGATCCGTCCTCGTTGTAGGACAACGCATCACTTGAACCACAATCACCACACTCTTGGTGTAGTTTAACAAACGCCATCAGTGTACCACCTCCTCTTCACCAAAGACATCGTTGTACCTGTCGGCTACCTCGTCATCAGAAAAAGTCTGATCCATGAACTCACGTTGCAGCTTGATGTACATCTGCACCACTTCCACCATCGTGACCTGAGTAAACTCGTACTCAACCAGTTCTTCAATCATCTGTTCTCTAGTCATCGTCCTTCTCCCATATTGTATCTATCACTAAATCCCAAGCAGAAAGAATCTCATGCTTTTCATCAACGTTGAAATCAGTAGAACCTTGTACCTTGTGGTACATAACAAAGTCAATCAGTTCCTGTGCGTCAATCAAATCATCTTGATCAAAACGTAACCACCACGATTTTGTTGTGTCGCTATCAATCTTCATACTATGTAGTTCCTATGTATTAGTAATAGTATTAATACTTAGTTATCTATATAGAGAGTATACCACATTTCTAAAGAAAAAGGCAATGCACTATTCACACTGCTTGACTCTCCGTGCCTTCTCACCATAGTACTCCTCAACGTCCATCTCAAGTAGACACAAGAACTTGTCCAGTTGACCTGACCGCTTGAGTTTCCACAGTGCCCTACGTTCGATGTTGCGTACTGATTCACGCGAGATGCCCAACACCTCTGCTATCTGCGCGTGTGTCATACCATCTCTCATCTTAAAACCTCATCAGTGATCTGTCTTTGAGCTTGACCAGCTTATCATTCTTACCACAGTACAGGTCAACAAAGATGGCAGTCTCCATCTTCTTCTTGCTAGGAAATACAATGTACTCAACACCGTTCTCTGGTTTGAAGTCACGCAGTCGCTTGACCACACTATAGATAACCATGTCGCCCACATTAGCGTGTTCATTTTTTCTGATGTAATAACTCATAACTCTACTCCACATGATTTATAGTATTCACCATGATCTGACCAGTGATAGTCAGCTTCCGCTATATGATCAGATATAAGATCATAAATGTAATTACAATTGACCCAAGAAGTGATATCCACTCCTCTTGTTTTAACTGAGATAATCTCAACTAAGTTCTCCTCTCCACCGTGGTTCATAAACTCAATGGTTACGTCGATGGTCATCCAATCGCAGTCCAACTCCGCTTCCATCACCTGATTACCATACATACTAGCTGTTCCCACACTCATCCTCCATTCTCTTGATAAGGTACTCAATACGCGCCAGTGCCGCTACCTTACCTCTCGCCATACCACTCATAAATGAAACAATACCTTCTCCATACCCTTCTTGCTGGTAATAACGCATCTCACGTAGGTTGTCAGCCTTGAAGTCACGCAAGTCCTGCCTGAAGTAACGTAGTTCTTTCAACACATCCATAGTTACTCTCCAAACATTTCATTCAGTCTGTTCCACACGTTCTCGCACCACTCGTTAGCACCGTAGTCTGAGATCACAACCATAGGATCTTGCTCCGACCCATTGTTGTAGATCAACGCGAACCACCCACGACAGTTACCATCCTTGTCGTATGCTTCTATCTGATCCATCTCAGTCTGAGATAGATTCTTCAGTATGTGTAGCTTGTTACTACACCCATGCACAGCTAGTTCTTCACCATCCCACACTGACACCTTACCCTCGTCATGTAGGAGTATGTCAACTAGCTTCTGAATAACAGGCCGTTCACACGGTGCTGCATACTCTGGATAGGTATTGTCAAACTGTAGTATTGTCATTGGCTTTCTCCAGTTTCGTCTGCAGATCAACAATCTGATTACGCAGGTTGTTCTCTCGTACCTCGTGAGCATTCTTACCCATGTCGTACACATCCTTGACCAGTTGCAGTGCAGTCTCGACCTTGAGTATGTCTGAGATCTGCTCCAAGAAGAATTCGTTGTCATTCTGGTCCAGCATATGACGCAAGAAGTCTCCTTCACTGTACCCCCACCGCTCCATTAGTTCCAGAGCATCGCTGATGTTGTCAGGCTCCACGTAATCCAAGACCTCATCATCGTAATCACACAGATCAATGGTTGTTGTTACTTCACATAAACTACTTCGATAACCCATAATACTTCTCCAATTAATGGTTTGTGTAACTTACATTTGGTACTGCTTTATCCCAACACGCTCGACACTCCCCACACTTGTTGTCCTGTGTAGGTGCGGGGCATACGAACGAGTCAGTAGGGATTCTATCTTGGTGCACTGTCGATGTCAAATCGAACCTCTTGGGTGGAGGCCCATCAATCATGGCGGCAGACACACGAATGATTAGGTTGTCTGGTACATCACCACGGTATTGAGACACATACTTAGCCTCCCGCGTAGGCAACCAGTGCTTAGTCTCAGGTGTACGCTTCGCTACCTCCACGATGTTGGCTAGATGCCACACACCCTGTATGTCACCCGAATCGTGCCATCTAAAGTACGGCGCTTTGTTGATAGCTATCGCCATGTTCTCCACCCAATCAGGATGAGACAGAGCATTAAGTCTACGCTTCAA